CAGTATCAATGGCTTTCGCCAACCTAGTACGAGAATTTCGGGCCTCGTACTAGGCCATCTTAACTGAATTCATTCTTGAATTACAGATTCGTTACTGCTCGTTATTTTAGTTTTTAGTTCTTCATCCATAATTCGATTGATGGTAAATACTAAATCATCCACCACTTCTTTTCGCTCTATCTGGCACATGTCCATAATCGCATTAATATTTACCGTGGTAATATAAGAATTAACTAAGGCACATAATTTTGCAGGATAATCTCTTTGTTCTTGTATTAATTGCTTTAATAAATCCATAAAATTATTTATAAAAAGGGTACAAAGCTCATTCGTTTTTTTGATGGCTTCAATTTGGTGATCTTCTAATTCATTCATCTTTTTTACTCCAATCGGTTTTCAATGCACCCTCTGTTATCCTCTCCAATTTATACTGAGCGCCTTCAGGAATTTTCCCCCTTTTAATCCAATAAGCAAGCAGTGAATGGCTCATGCCAGTGACTTTGTTAAAGTTGTATTGGCTTTTAAAATAATTAAGAACGTCGTCAGGTGTCATTTATGTACTCTTTTTATTTAATGTGAACATAGCTTATAGAAACAATTTAATTCTGACAAGTGTTGACATGTGATAAATATTGTCATATTCTTATCTTACGTCAATACCGACGTAGACTTAATAAAGTAAAGAGATATTAAAATGCAAGAGTTTGACACAACCAATGAACAAGAGCGATTTTTTGTCGAGAAAATTAAAGAGCTTCGATTAGTAAATCATAAATTATCAAAACTGTTATTGCAAAAAGAAGAGTTGACTGATGAAATTATCGATGTCTTAGATCATAGTCATGAAGGACAAAAGACGTATGAATATGGAGAGTTGAAGATTGAAGTGAAAACACCAATCAATTACAGCTTGGATAAATCGCTTTATGAAACAGGAAGTCTTTTTTTACCTAAAAAATTCAATCCAATTAAAAAATCAGTTTCCTATTCAGTCGATAAAAGATTGTATGAAGAGTACTTAAACTCAGCCCCAAAGGATGCAAGAGAATCACTAATAGCTCTCATAACAAAAAAACCAGGTAATAAATCAGTAACTATCAAGGAGCGTGTGTGATGAGACCAGTTAACAATGATGATTTTGAGGGGATGAAAAATGAGTAATACAGTATTAGTCATTGGGCAATCAGGAAGTGGTAAAAGCACTTCATTAAGAAACTTAGATCCTAAAACCACATTTATTATTAATGTGCTTGATAAACCTCTACCGTTTAGGTCATTTAAAAAAAATTACCATCCCATTTCGAAAGAAAATAAAGATGGAAATTACTACACTACTAATAATTGGTCCCATGTAGCATCGTGTGTTGAGATGGTAAGTAGAGAAAGACCTGAAATTACTACCCTTGTCATTGATGATTGGCAATACATTTTGTCCTATGAGTTTATAAGACGAGTTAGTGAAAAAGGATTTGATAAGTATTCAGAGCTTGCAAATCACGGATGGAGCACGATTAACGCGTGTTTAAATACAAGGCCTACATTAACTAATTTTATTTTATCTCATAGTGATGTGGATGCCACGGGGCGCTCTAAATGCAAAACAATCGGTAAGTTACTCGATGAAAAAATAACGATTGAGGGATTGTTTACAACCGTTTTGCATTCTAGGGTAGTAGATGGGAAATACTTGTTTCAAACCCAATATGATGGTGAGTTTTTAGCAAAATCACCCATAGATATGTTTGCTGAATTTCTTATTCCGAATGATTTATTGTCGGTAAAAGAGGCAGTTGAAAATTACTTTAATGACGAGGAAGAATAAATAATGAGCGATTTTTGGAAAAGCGAGTTAGGTGAAATAACTGGTAATGCATCCGATGCTTTTGCCAAGTCATTTACCACGGTTCCTGATGGAACCCTGGCATTGGCTAAAGTGGAATCTTTTGTGAATGATGAAAACAATAATGGATTTAAATGCCTCGTTGTGACTTGGTTATTGACTGAGGGGGAATTTAAGGGAGCAAACGTGACTCAAAAAATAAAAGTATTCGGAGCAGAGCCACAATACGATAAAGATCCTGCGAAAACGAGACATAGAGCATTGAATATGTTGAAATTGTTGTATCAACAATTTAATCTCAAGCCAAAAACTTCAGATGCTCCATCCGATCAAGATTTGCTGGTGTTTGTAGGTAAATCGGCCGGAATTAAAATAAGAGAAACAGAGCCTAACTCTGACAATAAGACTTATAATTGGGTATCAGAGGTGCATCCCACCGAAGGATTTAAATGTGAAACAGGGAAAAAATTAGAAATAATTCACACTCATAATCCGCAGTCTGATTTATTTGATAGCGCATTATCTAGAAATGCATCGGGATCAATTCCTACTGAGGACGATGTTCCATTTTAAAAGGGATAGTTTAAACGTACCGGACTATCGAGAATTTAATCGTGCGTGACGGCGGGAGAGACCGCATTTTTAACCTTAGAATTGAGAGTTGTATGAGTAAGAATGGATTAAGTAATAGGATAGAAAAACATCAATATGGCATTCACGACAAAGGTAGGGGATATATAGGGGCATCCAATATAGGCTCACCTTGTCTTCGCCAGATTTGGTATGAATTTAAGGGTGTAAATGCAGATCTTATTCCTCCGAAAATGAGAAGAGCATGGGAAATTGGGAACTGTTTGGAATCACTCATATTAGACTGGATAGAACAAACTGGACTTACCATCGATAGAGAATGGGAGCAATTACAATCAAAAAATGTACCCTTATTTAAAGGGCACTTGGATTCTGTCTGGGTAAGTCGCGGTCAAACCATGAAGAATGCTATAGCTATTATAGAAATTAAAACGGCAAAAGATTCTAATTTTAATCTTTTTGTAAAAAATGGTCTTAAGAAATGGAGCCCTCAATATTATGCTCAAATTCAGTCTTATATGGGAATGAGCGGGATATATACGACTTATATTTTCGTTTTAAATAAAGATAACAGTAACATTTCTGATGAGAAAGTACATTTTGATGAGGCATTTTATGAATCTCTAGAAGAAAAAGCGCGTTTAATAGAGTCAGCCGCTGTTCCTCCTCCTAAAATTAATGGGTCTCCGAGTTGGTATTTATGTAAGATGTGTAAATTTAATAAGGTGTGTCATTCATGATAAAAAATAATTTAACAGATGATGAAAAAAAATATTTGCAGAAAATATTTTGGGATTATTCAGAAAAAATAGATAAAAAATTGCATGAAGAATTGACTATTTTATCTAAGTATAAAAGTGAATTGGCTAAAAATTATACCCAAGTTGGCTGTTATCAAAATACGCTGATTGGATGCATGAAAGACATAATTGACAGACAAGAAGAGTTATCTGCAACTATGACACTCTTAATAAAATCAATTACCGGTAAATACCCAGAACTTAAAGATAGAGTTGAAGCGGTTGAAGAAGAAAACCCTTGGAAATGAAAATTAATGGAAAACAATACATTGAAAATAATGTCATGGGCAAATAAAAATGGATGAAATTGAAAAATGAATTAACACTTTCATATGGATATATGAAATAAAAATAATTAAAGCAGAAAAATTATGGTAAAAAAATATGAACAATATGAACAAAATGAAATTGATTTAATTTATGATTATTTGCATGAGCATTTTGAATATAAAGAGGGAGAATTAATATTTAAAAAAGATACGCGCAATAAGAATAAAGGAGAAATAGCAGGTCATTTTGTGAGTTGTTTTCGTGATGGGCATGCCTACATTAAAATGCATTTACCAGCTTATTTATCTAGGACTAAAAAGGATGGTCAAATATCTTTAGCTCATGCCATTTATATTTTCCATCACAAAAAAAAGCCAAAGTATGTTTCTTTCATAGACGGTAACCATGTTAACACAAAAATAGAAAATCTATGTGCAGAGGAATCCGCGCATTTTAGAAGTAAATTATCAAATAGAACAAAAGAATTAAAATTAGTTTATGAAAGACATTTAAAATCAGGAACGGTTTTTTGTGTTAGAGGAGAATTAGACGATAAAAATATAATAATTGGTGAATATAACGATAGAGATCTTGCGCTGAAAGCCGCTGTTTTTTTAAACGAATTGAAATACACCGGACTTTCTACAAATGAAATAAAAAATAAAGTTTTAGAACGATATCCCCGACCTTTAATTAAAACGAATAAAACTGGTTTTCTTGGTGTTTACAAGCACGGGAAGAAATACTCGGCCTATATATTTACGAATAAAACTAGAGTAAGAATTGGTGATAAATATGAAACCGCTGAAGAAGCGCATGAAGCTTACTTAAAAGCAAAGAGGGAATTATTAAATAAATGAAACAATTAAGGCCCTATCAATATGATGCCGTAAAAGAGTCATGGCAATCTTTGAAGATTAATAATGAGCCGGTTTTATTAATGGCAAGTGTAGGTGCAGGAAAAAGCTTGATGATAGCTTCCATTTTATTAACGATGCAAAATGCAAATAAACGCGCTTTATGTATTGTTAATAATGCAGAGCTAGTCAGAAATAATTGCGAAACATTTCTATCCCAGGGAGGTATTGCAACTATTTATTGCGCTTCTCTTAACTCTAAGGATGATAGTGGAGCTATAGTATTTGGAACTCCTCAATCTATTTTAAATGGGATTAATAA